GCGCCGGGTGCATCGGACGGGCCGGAAAGCCTGCCCGTTGCCGAGGCATTATCAACGCTAGAGGGGAATTTCGCCACTGGCAAGATGCCCGATGCCAAGCCTGATCTGTTCCCCGGCAAGATTGCCGAGGGCTTTTACTGGTCCGATGCGGCGGTCGCGGGCATTCAGGGGCCGGTGGGCAGCGGCAAGACGACAACCTTGCTGAAATCGCGCCTGCGCCGCGCGCTGGCCATGCCGCGATCGTCGATCGACGGCGTGCGCCGCTACAAGCTGCTGGTGGTGCGTGAGACCTACCGCCAGCTTTGGTCGACCACGATCCCCAGCTATCTGGAGGTGTTTCCGAAAGACCTGGGCAAATGGTCGGGCGGGCGTGGCGACCCGGTGACCCACCTGATCCAGTTCGAGGATGAGTTCGGGCCGGTCGAGTTTACCGTCGAATTCATGGCATTCGGCGATGACATCGTGTCATCCATGCGCGGCATCCAGACCACCGACATGTGGCTGAACGAAACCGACACCCAGCCTGTCGACGTGCTGACGGCAGGCATTGGCCGGATCAACCGCTGGCCCGCGCGCGAGCATCTGGCCGGCTATCCGATGCAGATGCGCAGCTATGGCCAGATCGTGTGCGATTTCAACGCGCCGGACGAGGACAACTGGACGTTCCGCGTCTTTCACAACGTGGAGGAGCGCGCGCGCATCGTGGCCGAATTGAACCGCCACCTGCCCGAGGGCGCGCGCGAGGTCAAATTCGAGTTCCACAATCAACCCGGCTATGGCGAAGCGGGTTGCGAGAACCTGCAAAACCTGTCGCCAGATTACTATCCCGTCCAGATCGGGGCGATGCGCGCCGCCGGGCGCGGCGACATGATCGACCGGCTGGTGTTCAACAAGGTCACCTATTTGCGCGTCGGCGAGCCGGTCTTTCAGCGCGAATTCAACCGGCGCATCCATGTAGCCGAGGGCACGTTGCGCCCATGGGAGGGCGTGCCGCTGCGCATCGGCCTTGATCAAGGCTTCAAAGGCGCTGCGGTGATCGCGCAATACGACACGCCGCACCGCTGGCAGGTGCTGGGCGAGATGCATTTTCCGCAAGAACGCCTGATGGCCGCCGAGTTCGGGCGCAGGCTGGGCGATCTGCTGGAGCGGCGGTTCACCGGGCTGCGGATCGAGGGGGCCTGGGCGGATATGGCGGGCGAACACGGCGCCAGCCAGGCGGCGGATGAAAACGACACCTGGAACCTGATGGTGTCGCGCGCCGCAAATTTCCGCGTGCGGCCGCAGCGCATCGGCACCAACCGCATCCAGCCCCGGCTGGAGGCGGTGCGCGCGGCGCTGGAGCATCTGCACGGCGGCACGCCCGGCCTGCTGATCGACCCGTCGTGCAAGTTCCTGATCCGGGGGCTGGAGGCGCGATATGTCTGGACCGACCAGATCGACGCCAGCGGCGACCGGCGCAAGGTGCCCGACAAGCGGCTGACCGAGGCCAACGTGATGGACGCGCTGCAATACCTGCTGCTGTCTGAGGTGCGCGGCAACGGCGCAAGCCCGCTTTCGACCCCCTTGTCAACCCCCGACCGACCCGGCCTGAGCGGCCGGACCAGCGGCCCGCCCCTGCCGGGTGGCAAAAGCGGGCTGACCACCGATTACGATATCCTGCAACCCTATGGAGGCTGAGACGATGACCGCACCGAAACCCGCGACAAAGGCCAAGCGACCCCCGATCCCGAAGGCCGCGCCCCTGCAACTGAATACCGAGGCGATCCGGGGCGCGCTGGCGCAGATCTCCGATCACGGGCGCAACAACACCGCGCTGCTTGTGGCCTTGCTGGAGCAGGGCTGTGGCCTGACCCTGAAGCGCAAGGGCAACACCACCACCGCCCAAATGCTGGGTGTGCACGCGCAGGTGACGGGCGGCGATCTGGCTGCGCTGGAATTGTGGGCCAATGCCGCGCGCCGGGCGCTGCTGCGGGCATGATCCAGCCGCGTGCATACGAGCCTGCGGGGGCGTTGGCGATCATGCAGCGGCTTGATCCGCATGACATGATGGAGGCGGCGTTGGTGCGTGGGCGTTCTGCGTCCGGGCCAGAGCTGTTTGCCGACTGGCACGCCATGCAGGGTGCGCGCGTGGCGTCGTGGCTGTTGGTGTCGGCCCCGTCGCGCGGGGCGGTGCCGTTCGGGTTGGTCGGTCTGGCCAATACCGGGCAGGCGGGCGTTGCCCAGGCGGCGTTCCTGTCGCGCGATCATGCCCGTTTTCGGCGCGAGCTGGTGGCGGCGGCGGGGCTGATTGCGCGCGAAATGCCGGTTTTCTGCGCGCAGACCGGCATTCACCGGATCGAGGCGCGCGCCTGGGCCGATCATCCGACCGCCGCGCGGTTTCTGACAGCACTCGGGTTTGAGTGCGAGGCGCGGATGCCCGGTTTCGGCCCGACCGGGGCCGCGACATTCCTGCAATTCGCCTGGGTATCGCCCCAGGTCGCGGCCCGTGCCCTGATATTTCCCACCCCCCCCGAACAGGAGAACTGACCGATGTGCATCTTTGGACGCCCGAGGGCACCGCAACCCGCCGCCATGCGGGTCGCGGCCACCGACAACCGCGAAAGCATCCAGCAGGGCGATGCCGAGGCCCGGATGCGCCGTCTGCGCGCGGGCGCTGCGGCCAACATGCTGACCAGCCCGCGCGGCATTCCCGCAACCCCGACGCTGGGCGGGGTGGCAGCATGAAGATGGCCCGCGTGATCGAGAAGGACCCGCGCGCGCAAGAGGCAATTCGCCGCTGGGATGACCTGAAAACCGATCGCACCCGGTTCGAGCGTGACTGGGAAGACATCGCCCGCCTGATCCGGCCCCAGCGCGGCGGGTTCAGCCTGACCGATCACGCCACGCGCGTGATGGAAAAGCCGCTGTCATCGGCCCCGATCATCGCGCAGGCGAACTTTTCCGCCGGGCTTTACGGCACCCTGACCAACCCGGCAAACCGCTGGATGGGAATGAAGACGAACGACCCCGATCTGAATGCCTGGAAGCCGATGGCCGACTGGCTGGACGTGGTGACAGACCGCATTCTGGCCAGTTTTCAGCCGTCGGTCAGCCCGTTCTACAGTGCTGCAACGCAGGTCTTTGGCGACCTGTCATGCTTTGGCAATGCCGCGCAATATGACGAGGTTGACCAGACCAACCGCAAGATCATGGATGTGACCCTGTCGCTGGCAGAGGTGGTCTATGACATCGACGCTTACGGGCAGGTCTGCGAGGTGGTGCGTAAGTTCCACCTGAAACCCGTCGCTGCGGTCGAGATGTTCGGCCCCGATGCCGTACCGCCCAAGGTGGTGGAGCTGGCGCAAAACTACAGCAACGACAAGCATGCCTATTTCCATCATGTGAAGCGCAACCATTCGTGGGCCAAGGGCGCACTGGGGCCGCGCGGCAAGAAATGGGTGTCGCGCTATGTCTGCGAGATCGCGCAAAGCCTGCTGCGCGAGCGTGGCTATGACGAAATGCCGTTCTTTGCCCCGCGGTGGGAGGTGGAAAGCGGGTTCGTTTATGGCACCGGCCCCGGCTACATCGCGCTGCCATCGGCCCGCCTGGTGCAGCAGATGGATGCGGCGACCCTGCGCGCGGCGCAGCGTGCGGCAGACCCGACCATTCTGGCCCCGGACCGCGACACATGGCAGATCAACGGGCAGGTGCGGCCCGGCGCGGTGGTGTTCGGCGGCGTGAACACGCGCGGCGAAACCATGCTCAAGCCCTTTGATGCCGTGGGCAACATCGGCCTGACGATCGAGGAAAAGCGCCAGAAGGTCGAGGAAATCCGCGATGCGTTCAACTTTACCCTGATGAACCTGGCGGGCCGCACCGGCATGACGGCAACCGAGGTGATGACGATCAACGAGGAACGCCTGCGCCTGTGGGCCCCCCATATGGGCCGCATTCAGGAAGAATACCTTGCGCCCAAGATCGAACGGCGGTTTTCGCTATTGTGGCGCAACGGCCAGATCCCGCCGCCGCCCGAACGGGCCGAAGGCGTGGCGCTGACGGTGGATTACCAGTCGGCGGCGGCGATGGCGCAGAAATCGACCGAAGGCAACGCCGCCCTGCGCATCATCCAGGACCTCGGCCCCCTGATGCAGGTCATGCCCCGGATCGGTGACAGGCTCGATCCCGATGGCCTGGTCGAGGTGCTGCATGCCGCCCGCGGCGCGCCGTCGCGCATGCTGCGGTCGCGCGAACAGGCCGACGATATCGCGGAAATGCGTGCGCAGCAGGAGCAGCAGGCGCAAGCGATGCAGATGGCCCAGTCCGGGGCCGGTGCCCTGCGCGACGTGGCCGGAGCCGCGCAGGCGCTGGAAGGCGGTGGGATGTGAGGTTAGCGACGTATTTTCGAAATCAGGTGCGCGATACCAGAGGAAACGAAAGCCAAAAAGAGAAGTCCGGCGTAGACAAGGAAAAAATTCAAGGCGGTATCGTCCGAAGATCGCGGTGCAATGTCGAGCTGCCTTGCAACGTCAAGATTGCGAAAATAGCTCACAGTGATCACGAAGGCCGCGCCGACTGTCGCGGCGGCGATGCGCCAGAAAAGCCGTGGAGCGAAGATCACTGCAGCAATAGCGATCAGGCCCCAAGGCGACGCAAGAAGCCCGAGCGTCGTTCCAAGTGCGATGTGGATATTCAAGGTGGGCTCCCCAAAAAAAACAGTCAATCACCAATATCAAGAACGTTGACACGCGCCGAGATGTCAGGCAACCTGTCTTTGCACCGTGAAAACGGCGGTGCCGGGTTTGGCGACCTGTCTGTGTTGAGGCGCTCCAAAGCCGCGCCATGTTGCGCGGCTTTTGCTATGGTCGGGCGCGATGGGAGACCGAGAGGTCTGCCGGTTCCTCAACACCGGTTCGCCAACCTGTCGTTGCCCGGCCACCAGTTTGGCGACTGGTTCAGGGTCCACACTCAGTTGAGGAGACCGGCATGAGCGCCGCAGAAATCATTCCATTCGACTTTGAAGAACAGGCCGTGCGCGTGGTGTTGCGTGACGGCGAGCCTTGGTTCGTGGCAAACGACGTTTGCCGCGTGCTGGAGATCAGCAACCCGCGCGATGCATTGTCCAGGTTAGACGATGACGAGAAGGATGTCGGTATTACCGACACCCTTGGCGGAACCCAGCGTGCAAACCTGATCAACGAAAGCGGTCTCTACGCGCTGATCCTGACCAGCCGCAAGGAAGCCGCGCGGCGGTTCCGCAAGTGGATCACTGCCGAGGTGCTGCCTGCAATCCGGCGCACCGGGCGGTATGAGCATCCTGCCGCAGTCGCGCCCGAACCGGGTGGCGATATCGCGGGCCTGCCGATCCGCGAGGCGGAATTGTGGTTGCAGATGGTGCGCGAAGCGCGGCTGACCCAAGGGCCGCGCGCCGCTGTGTCGATCTGGGGCCGGTCGCCCCTGCCGCAACTGCTGCCCATTCCCACACGCGGCGTCGATCTGGCCGAGGCGCGCGCCTGTCTTGCGCATCTGCTGGCGCATGACGAAGGCGGGCGCGGCGTGGCCGATCTGGCCCATGCCGCGCGGGCGGGCGAATTCGTGGCGATCAGCCTTTTGACCGGGCTGGGCCTGCGCGTGGTGGCGGATGGGTTGTTCGTGGCGAACGCCCCCGTGCCGGGGCTGGCCGCGATCTATGCCGAAACGCGTTGGCACGGCGGCGGGCACCGCACGGCGCTGGCGGCGTTGCCGGGGGCGGTTGTCGCCGGGCCATTGTCATTGGGCGGTCAGGGCACGCGCGGTGTGATCGTGCCCTTTCACCTGATCGGGGGGGAGGCATGACATGGCGCAACTTTCGCAAGACGCCTTTGACCGGGCCGAAGAAATCGGCGATGCCCTGCATTTCATTGGCGGCTGCACCGATATGCTGGCCCGAGAACTGGCAGAGCTTTTGCCGCCGGACCGCGAATGCAGCGTCTTTGCGCTGCTTGCCTCGATCAACGGCTTTCGGAACACGGCCGCGCGCGCGGCGTCGGAGATCGCACGTTCGGGGCGGAAGGATGCGCCATGATTTTTGACCGCATGACCGTTTTCAAGGTGCTGTTTCCGCAGGCGCGTGCCGCTGCGCGCACCGCCCGGCGTTGGCAGGCTGCGCGGCTGCGCGAGCCGTTGTTGATGGCCGATGTGCTGGCGCTGGGTCAGGTGCTGGCGCTGCAACCCCGGCAGTCTGGCACGGATGGCACCTTGCCCGTGCCGATCGACCCGCAGCGCCTGGCCTATGAGGCCGGGCGGCGCGACATTGCCCTCGAACTGGCGGCCCTGATGGGCGTCAGCAACCATGAACTTTCCCTGATGCTGGAGAAGAACGATGTTGAGATTGACTGACATGATCCGCCGCCTGCCGGTTTTCGCACCCGAGACAGGGGCTGCCGCCGCCGCCCTGGCCGTGGAAGCCGGTGCCGGTGCGCCGCCCGCCGATGCGGCGGCGGCTGCGGCGGCTGCCGGTGCTGCCGATGGTGCCGCTGCCGGTGATCCGCCTGCCGATACCAAGGCGGCGGGTGATCCGCCCGCCGGGCCGCGTTGGTGGGAAAAGCTGTCTGACGCCCAGAAAACCTATGTCACCGCGACCGGCCGCACCAAGGACAACCCGATGGAGGTGCTGCCGGGCATCATCGACGATTACCTGAACGCGCAAACCCGTTTGGGCAACAACCCGGCGAACCTGCTGGTCAAGCCCAAGGACGGGCAGGCCCTGCCCGAATGGATGCGCGCCAATGCCGATCATTTCGGCCTGCCGAAAGAGGCCGAGGGGTACAAGATCGACCGGCCCGCCGATCTGCCCAAGGATATCCCGTGGAACGACAAGCTGGAGGCGCAGGCGCGCGATCTGGCGTTCAAGAACGGCGTGCCGCCCGAGGCGCACAAGGCCTATGTCAGCCTGTTCGCCGAGCATGTGAAGGGGCTTTACGGGCAATCCGCCGAGGCGCTGGCGCTGGCGGACGGCGAAATGCGCGATGCGCTGGCGCGCGACTGGGGGTCGCAGATGGATGCGCGCATCATCCAGGCGCAGCAGGCCGCCAGCATTCTGGCCGAAAAGACCGGCCTGGATGCCGATGCGCTGGCGGGCGTGGTGCAGGTGCTGTCGGCCAAGACCGGCGATGCCAATGCCATCCGCGTATTCCATGCGATGTATGAGGCGATCGGCGATGACCCCGCCGTCGGCATGGGCAAGGGCGGCGGATCATTGGGGACCACCCCCGCTGATGCCCGCGCGCAACTGGCAGCGTTGCAAGCGCCGGGCGGCGAGTATTTTGAGGCTGCGAAGTCGGGCGATGCCACCAAGACTGCGGCGATGCGGGCGAAGATGGAGCAACTCGCCAAGATCGCGGCGGGCTGATCGCCACAACATCTGCCTCGCGCCCCCTGTTCGCGGGGCAGATGTTGGTTTTTTTCCTTGACGGATGCGAAATAATCAGGCTTGGATTTCAGGCATCGGGCAGCCCTGCGCTTGCGGGGTCCGGTTGAGAGGTAGCTAAACGCTCCCGATTAGCGCGACGTTACGCGCAGGTGTGGGTCCGATCTGTCGGGCAGCCCCTCCGAAAACTCACAATGATAGTCAGTTTTCAGGATGGAGGGGCAGCATGTCCTATTCACAGAAGCTCGAAGAGCATCACAAGTTTCTCTATTCCACGAACGTCGTGATGGTTGCGCAGCAGCTGCGCAGTGCCGTCATGGGCGCGGTGACCGAAATTTCGTGCACCGGCGAGGCGCACAGCGTGGCCGACCTGTTCGGCAAGGTTCAGGCAACCCGCGCGCAAGAGCGCAGTCGCCGAAACCCGGAAAATCCGATCAAGGGCACCCGGCGCTGGGTGGTCTACAATCAGGATATCGAGAGCGCGCAATATGTCGACCGCGAGGACAAGTTCCGCAGCGCGATGGATCCCACGTCGAACCTGATGCGGGGCCATGTCGCTGCGGTGACCCGGGCGTGGGATGATACCATCATCGGGGTCAGCGAAGGCGAGGAGGGTGTTTTTTCGCTGTCGGACACCGGCATTCTGGGCAAGTCGCGCGAGGGCAAGACGCCCGGCGCTGGCACTGCCTTGCCCGCTGGCCAATACATTGCCGAAAACAGCACAGGCATGACGCTCGCCAAGCTGATCGAGGCGGTGGAGCGGTTGAACCGCGCCGATTTCGGGATGGAAACCGACGACACGCTGTACGGCATTATCTCGCCCAAGCAGAAAACCGATCTGCTGAACATCGCGGCGGCGACCAACACCAATCTGAACCAGTTCGATCTGGAGCAAATCCGCACGGGCAAGCCCACCACGTTGATGGGCGTCACCTGGATTTTCACCAACAGGCTGCCGAAGAAAACCGCCAACGGCCCGCGCCTGTGCCCGATCTTTTCGAAGAAGAACATCGTGGCGGGTGTCTGGCAGGGCATTCAGGGGCAGATGTGGAACGATTCGGGCGCGAAAAACCTGCCGTACATGCTGGTCAACGCGCATCTCGACTGCACCCGGATCGAAGACAAGGGCGTCATCGCCATCGAGTGCGTCGAAGGCTGATCCTGACCGCGTGACCGCCGGGTGCAGGCCCGGCGGCGCTTTTCCCAAATCAACGAAAGGTCAGGCTTATGCCCGTCGTTCAAAAGAAATCCGATCTTTTCGCAGATCGCAGTCTTGGCCAGGTGGTGCCCGATCCGGCGCGTGCGCGCGGTCGGCCCATCTGTGCCACCTTTACCGTCACAAATGCCGCCGATGACAGCAGCGGTTCCACCTATCACCTGTGCGACATTCCCGCCGATGCGATCCTTGACAGCCGCACGGCGTTCCAGGTGCAGAACACCGGATTTGCTGCCATCCGTGTTGGCACGCTGGGCGATGTCGATGCGCTGGTGGCCGTACTGAAATCGGCAGGCAACGTCGTAAGCCCCGTGGCGTTCGGTGATGCCAAGCACGGCCTGCCCGCCTGGCAGGCGCTTGGCCTGGCTGCGGCACCCGAGAACGGTGTGATCAGCCTTTATCAGCACGCCATCGCCAATGCCACCGGTGCGGGCAACATGAAGGGCGAGGTCCACTACCGCTTTCGCTGACCGGCGGCATTGCCGTCGCCTGCACCGAGCCGGGGCCGCGCTGGCCCCGGCCCACTCAAAGGGGCCAGTATGACCGATCCGATCACCGCATCGAATATCGTCGCGCAGGCGTTCCTTCATATGGAGCTGGCACCCCTGTCGTCGATCGACGAAGACACGCCGCAAGCCGCCGACGCGCGGCGCACCTATCCCGAGGCGCTGCGGATGTGTCTGGAGCAGAGCGACTGGAGCTTTGCCAGCACGCTGGTCAATCTGGCCGAGGCCGAAGCCCTTGATCCGCCGCTGGCCGTCGATGCCGAGCACCCGCATGCCTATGTCCTGCCCGGCGATCTGGTCGCCCTGCGCGAGGTTGGCGACAGCTTTACCCGATGGCGGCTGGATCGTGGCATTCTGCGCGCCAGCGTGCCGCAGCCCTTACGCCTGCGCTACACCGCCTTTGTCGCCTCCGAAGCGGGGATGACAGCGACGTTCCGCACCGCGATTGCGCTGCAACTGGCGCTGTTGATGGGGCCGCGCTGGCTGACCACACAGACCAAGCGCGACCAGATCGCGGGCGAGCTGCGCGAAGTGCTGGCGCGCGCCAACCGCAACGATGCCCGCAACGCCAGCCCACAAGGCTGGGGCGGGCAATCGGGCGACTGGGTGACGGGGGCAATCCTGTGACGCGCACAACGCCCGCCCAGCGATCCTTTTCCAGCGGAGAAATCGCACCGCTGCTGCACCGGCGGTCGGATTATCAGAGGTTCCAGACCGGGCTTGCCATTTGCCGAGGGTTCTTGCCCCTGATGCAAGGCGGGTTCACCCGCGCGCCGGGCACGCTGTTTCGCGGCTATACCCGCACCAATGCGCAATCCATCCTGATGCCATTTGTCTTTGCCAGCGACGATGCGCTGACCCTTGAATTCAGCCCCGGCAAGCTGCGGTTCTGGCGCTATGGCGCGCTGGTCGAGAAAGACGGTGCGCCCTATGAGATCACGACGCCTTATGGCGCGGACGATCTGGCGCAGCTGCAATGGGTGCAATCCGCCGATGTGATCTATCTGACAGACGGCAGCCGCCCGATGCACAAGCTGTCGCGCTTTGCGCTGGACAACTGGACCATCGCGCCCGCCGTGTTCGACAACGGCCCGTTCCGGGTGCAGAACCTGGACGAGGCTAAGACCATTCAGGCCAGTGCGCAAACCGGCACGATCACGCTGACCGCCGCCAGCGCGCTGTTCGAGGCCGATCATGTCGGCAGTCTGGTCCGCATCGAGGCCGAGGATTACAGCGACCTTTCACTGTGGACATCCGACAGCGCCGCCGTGGTTGGCAATTTCGTGCGATCGGACGGCAACATCTATGAGCTGATCACCGGCACCAACACCGGGCTGACCCCGCCCCTGCATAGATCGGGCGACCAGAAGACCGATCTGGTTTACGGCACCGTCTGGCGGTTCGTGTCGGACGGTACTGGCGTGGTGCGGATCACCGCCGTTGCCAGTGCAACATCGGCAACGGCAACCGTGATCAAGCGCATCCCAAAGCCTGTCGTCGATCATGCGACCTATCGGTGGAGCGAAGGCGCATGGTCGGATCGCTACGGCTGGCCCGCGTTGATCGAGGTTTATGACCAGCGGTTCGTCGCCGCCGCCACGCCGAATGAGCCGCGCACCATCTGGTTTTCGGTGCTGGGGACGTTCGAGGATTTCTCACCCGGGATCGAGGCGGATGACGCCTTTGCCTTTGCCATCGCTGGCAGCGAAAACCAGAACCGCATCCTGTGGCTGCGCGCGGGCCATCGCGGCTTGCACATCGGGGCTGCGTCCGAAGAATATTCGACCCGGTCGGAAACCCGCGCGCAGGTGATCGGGCCGACCACCGCGCGCTTTGGCAAGGACAGTGGCATCGGCGGACGCCCCGTGCGCCCGATTTCGCCCGACGGCGACCCGATCTTTGTATCCCGCGACGGTCGCCGGTTGTTCGAGATTTCTTATGTTTTCGAGCGTGACGGCAACACCGCGCGCGAGCTTTCCTTGCCGTCGTCGCATATCGGCACATCGGGGTTCGACCAGATGGTCTGGCAGGCCGCGCCAGAGCGTCAGGCGTGGCTGCGCCTTGGCAACGGCGATCTAGCCGCGCTGATCCACAATCCCACCGAGGATGTGCTGGGCTGGGCCGTTGTGCCGCTGGCTGGCGGCGTGTGCGAGGCGCTGGCGGTGACGCCATCGGCCAATGGCGCGCGCGACATCCTGACGATGATCGTGCGGCGCGAAATTAACAACGCCGTCGTGCGTATGGTCGAGGAACAGGCGATCACCTATTGCGAGTGCCAGCAGTCGCAAAATGCTGCCGATGCTGTGCATTTCTTTGCCGCCGCCAGTTTTGCGCCCGATACCCCCACCGCCGCGTTCAGCGTGCCGCACCTGTCCGGCACCGAGGTTCAGGTCTGGACAGAGGCCGGAAACCTTGGCCCCTATACCGTGCCGGAAGATGGGGAAATCACCCTGCCGTTCGCAGTGTCGCGCGCAAATATCGGGTTGTTCGACGCCACCCACATGGCCGAAACCCTTGATATTCAGGCGGCAACGCCGAATGGCGACAGCATGGGCCGCAAGAAGCGGATCCAGCCTGGCCTTGGTATCGCGCTTTACCGCACTGCCGATGGCCGGGTTGCGACTGTGGAGCGCACACTTGGCCAGCCTGCGCGCGTCAATCCCGCTGCCCCCCTTGTGCCGGGGCTGGTGCCGTCGGCCATGGCCACTCTGGTAACGGGCGTTGCGCGCATCACGATTGTGGGCGGGCAGTCCGAGGAAACGGCCCTGCGGATCACGCCCGTGGGGGGCGCGCCGCTGACCGTATTGGCGCTGGTACCGCACATTCAGGAAGGCGGCCAGTAGATGTGTGATTTTATAACACCCTTTCTGGCGGCCCTTGGTGGTGGGGGTGCTGCGACGGCAACCGGCGCTGTTGCCGGGGCTGCGACTGCGGGGACCGGGCTGATGAAGCTGGGAACCCTGATCAGCGTTGGCGGATCGCTGGCGCAGGGGTTCATGAGCGCGCGTGCCGGGCGCGACCAAGCCAATGCCATCGCGCAGCAACAGCAGACCGAAAAGAACCTGAATGCGGTCGAGGAAATGCGCACCCGCCGCCAGATGCAATCGCAACTGCGCCAGCAGCGCAGCCAGATCGCCGCGCGCGGCATTGCCGCCGACAGCCCGACCGCGCTGTTGCTGGGGCAGGTTGGCGCGCAGGAAATCAGTTTTCAGGGGCAGGCGATCCGTGCGGGCGGGCAAGCGCGTCAGCAGGAATTGAGCGCGCAGCGCCGCGCCGCCC